TTATTTTTAATGTAAATGGTTCTACCCAATCATCAGTGTCATAAGATGAATCGTCATAACATTGTATCCAATCAAAAATATTTACTTCTTGTTCGTCATTTAAAGTATCTGCTACATATTTTAATTGTTTTTTATCTACTTCAAAATACGCACTTTGATCTATTGTGAGTAGATTGTTCGGCAGCTCTTTGTTAATAGCTAAATTATTCATAATACCTCTTTCTTTCTTATGTTTCTAGCTCCCTCGCAATGGGGGAGTTAGTATTTGATGGCTGTAAACCGTTTCGCAAATGAATTTATTACATTTAATACTTGTTGCCATGGACTACGTTCATTAACCATCAAATTGTTAATTTTTTTCTTCTTGATCTAAATATCTTTGAACTAAACTTCTTACTAAAGTAGCTTTTGCAATATTGTTTTTAATACAAAACTTATCTAATCTTGCATAAGTTTCTTGACCTAATGATAAACCAAACATTCCAAATTTAATTGTATTTGGATTACGTTTAGCTTTTTTAGGTAAAGTTTCTAATATATTACTTACATCTATTGTTGTCATTTTTTGCCTTTCTTACTAGGTTTGTTATTTACTTTTATTTTCATAATTAAAACCATTCGGCAGCATCAGCTACCTTCCATTCAACTTTCTTACTTTTGTATTTAATATTACTTCGTTTACCAAAGTCTTCTGCTTCATTTTCTAAAATAAATACATTATTAGTAAACAACTCCCATATGTCATTACGTTTCCAAATGATGCAGTACATTGTTTGCATTACCAGCTACAATAATATTCAGGTTGATTACCATTAGACAATTCATCTTTGCACCATTGCAAAAATTCTGTATCTTGTTTTTTATATTCTTTAACTGATTCTTCTTGAAATTGTTGGCCCCAAAAGAAACCATCAGCTGCAAAATAATCCCAATAATTATTTTTAATTGCTTCTTCTAATTGATCTACAATTTCTTTAGTTAATTTAACTGGGCCACCATTAAATCCTAAATTCATATCATTATCTTTATGTTTAGGATTTTGCTCAGCATATTTAACAGCCATAAATTGTTGAAGTCTTGCATGTTTTCTCCAAGTAAAATCTTGTGAAACCATTGGTACTTCTTCACCATCTTTATTTCTTAATTGAGCATATTGATCTAATCCCATGTTATTCTCCTATCCTGCGTTATCTAATTTAAATTCGTATCTAGCTTCTTCAGCTTTTTCTATGTATTCATTAATCTCAAATATAGTTGTGATACCTAATGCTTTAAGACCATCAGTATATTCAGTAGTATTAATTTTACATTCACCATAATCAGATACTAATTTATCTATTGTTTCTGTATAAAGTTCGTCGCTACTATTAATTGTCATGTGTTCTCCTAAATGTTGGAAGCATTTGAAAAGTCATAAAACAACCTCCAAAAGTTAATAATAAACCAACAACAAAATCAGCATGAATTGCAACTATCATTCCTAAAAATGCTATTACAAATCCAATTAGTAATAATGCTAATCTCATAATTAAATCCATGATTTTGATTGTTTGTCTTCCTTACGTTTAATCTCGTAAGGTAATTCAACTTTCTCAGGCATATGCTTAGCTATTGCAAAACATAATCCTAAAATTGCTCTTATTGGAAACATGATTGCTATCCAAATCCATTTAGCAGCAACATTCATTAACCAATTCTGTATTCTTCTTAACATTTGCACCTCTCAGTTTAAGTTATATTGTTTATTGATTATCAAAAACGCACATTGTGAGTATCTGATAGCAGAGCCGATCAATCTGATCAGATGAAGGTTTTACCTTACATAACTCTCGGCTCAGCAATCAGGGATGCCATTCGGCAGCATCTCATAGTTCGTGTTTTTGCCCTTCGCCTTTTTTAGAATAATTCTAAAGACGATAAAAAAAGCCCTCATACCTCACTAATAGAGATACAAGGGCTTGATTTAATTACTTAACTAATTTTAATAATTCAGATTTTAACATACTCTTTTCAGCAGTATTAACATCTTTACTATCAGTAGCTGATTTTCTTTTAGATACTGGTACATAAGATTTACCAAAAATCTCTTTGTACTTTTTCTCTAATGTATCAACTATTAACTGTGATCTTCTCACATTTAAAGTTTGAGCTTGTGTTATAAATAACAACGAAGATAATTTATTCTTGGTAATTTCAGTACCAACATCATCTCTCGTTGCTTCTCTAACTTTTTCTTTAGTTTTATCTAAAGACATATTACACATCTCATTGTGTCTATACATACCACCATAGATACTATCGAAGTTCCATTCAGCAATTTTAGACCAATCTTTGCAATCTACATATGCACCGATTGTGCTATCAATCATTGAATTAATACCTTCAATCATATTATTCTCAGCTTCATCTAATACTAACTCCATGTTAGCTATTCTTGAATCTGGATCATCTCTGTATGTTTCAGCACTCATATTTGCTCCTTTTCATTGTTTGTTAATTTAATTGTAAACCAAGCTAATAAACTTATTATTACAGGCGATAGTATAAATGCTATCAACAAACCTGAATAAAAGCCTAATATAATTAACGAACTAATTAACAATATCTTCAATATTGCTATAATTTTATCTTTCCAATTAATCATATTGCACCTTTCATATTATTAAGTTCACTATCAATATTAGCTACTTCACTAATATCTCCTTTAGCTTCAGCTTCATCTCGCTTACAAGCTAATTCTTCAACTCTCTTGATATTCTTGCTATCTTTCGCAATAGCATAATAATCAATCATATCTTCTATGTTCATACATACCTCTCTAGTTAAGTTAATTAATGTCCAATACACGGACACCGTGCTAGAACGAGGAAGGATCCGAACTGCAAGAGCCTGGCATGACGGAGTCGTGCGACAAGTTTGATGCGACCGAAGGGAGTCGTCAACTTGTCCTCTTGTTGTTTGGAAGGAGTCCTTGTTATGCTAGGTGTATCCGTGTGCCATGCCACGGCGAGTGGCGTTCTTTTCTGTGAGGACTGCTGACAGTCCGAGCAGCAGCGACAAGGATCGTTACCTGAAAGGCCAAGACCTTTGGGCTTGGGTGAGCAAAGCGAACTAGAGCCTGGCTGTCGCCATTATGTGCGTTGCCATGACAAAAACAGAGCTGTAGTTAAGAAGGGGCAGAATAATATAAACGTATTATGAGCTAACGCATGACAGATCTTACAGATAAACAGAAAGCATTAGTGGATACTATCGTAGCTACAGGTTGTTCTATCAAGGAAGCAGCAGAAAAGGCAGGATATTCAGCAAATGGAAGCAAAGAAGCTGGGAGAATAAGTGCTTCTCGCACACTACGATTACCAAAGGTACAGACTTATATGCAACAAGTAGTTGCTCAAAGTCTAGGACTTGGTGCAGTAAGTGCGAGTAGGAAGATGATCGAGCTATCCAGTGGAGCTAGGAGTGAGTACGTTCAACTAGAAGCAAGTAGAGATATACTCGATAGAGTGGGATTGAGAGCACCAGACAAGGTGGCTCACAATATACAGGGCGATATTAAGATCAATATCGACCTAAGTTAAAATGTCGGTACAACGTACCTTAGACATTACCCCTCATTCGAAGGGGTGGGGGCAAAAACACCCATCGTTAGATGACTAGTGGAGTAGCACAAACAACAGAGGTGAAAAAAAGCATTCGTTCGCATGAACAGAAATTTTTAGAATCTCCCAAAGGTTCGTTAATTTAGATATGGCAAAACAAAAGTTTACGCATTTCATCCCAAGGGATAAGCCAAAGAAAAGAGGGCCTGGGCAATGGAAGAAATCCCAAAACAAAAGCGAGAAGCGTCAAAGGAAACAAACGAGATATAAAGGACAAGGCAGGTAAGTGCGTTTTTTAAAAATAACTTATTGCTAAACCTATTGCATGAAAAAATATTTAAAACAATTGCAGGTACTATCATTACAATACAGAGAAGGTGTAGTTGGATTCTGGATAGGATTCTTACTAGCTCTTGTTCTGTGTGCGT